TTCAGCGACAATGAATATCCGTTCCCTGTTTTGGGGAAGGTAATCTTTGGTGTTGATAACCTGCCATGACGCATCGTACCCTGCTTCGTCCAACTCACACAAAACATCAAGGAAGTCAATTCCATAATTAATCGACAATAAATTTTTAACGTTTTCAATGATAAGCCATTGGGGTTTATTTTCTTCTTTGACGCTTTTGACGAGTTTAATAAATTCAAAATATAGTCCGCTTCGCTCGTCTCTAAGCCCATTACCGAGCCCTGCGATAGAGCACCCTTGGCAGGGAAATCCACCAGTCCAGATGTCTGCTTTGGGGATTGTGTAGGGGTTAATTTTTGTAATATCATTCTCAAACCACTCTCCATTTGTATTATACATAGCTTTATATGCCAAAATAGCATATTTATCTTTTTCGCAAAATCCAATGCATTTATGCCCTGCAAGCTCCAAGCCACTCCGCATACCGCCTATGCCAGAAAAAAAATCAAGGAAGGTCATAATTTCTCACCTTCCTTTAGCATATCAGAATATGCTGTTTTAACTCCATCACGAATGAGGTATACATTATCTGCAGTTTCTGTCAGCCCTAAATATCTCATCACAATAACATCGCAATATTTTTCGTCAATTTCCGAGCTATAGCACGTTCTTCCAGTTTGCTCACAGGCAATAAGTGTAGAACCGCTACCGCCAAAGGGGTCAAGTACAATGTCACCTTCTTTGCTGGAATTGGAGATAAAGTATCCACAAAGTCCAACTGGCTTCATAGTGGGGTGTTCGCCATTGCGACTTGGTTTATCAAATTTCACAAGCGTTGTTTGCTTGCGATCGCTATACCACGAATGTGCAGCACCATCTTTCCACCCATAAAGAATTGGTTCGTGTTGCCACTGGTAATCCTGCCTGCCCATTACCAACGAACTTTTCACCCATATTAAGCATTGCTTTAATTGATACCCTACTTTCTTAAAGGCATTACGAAAGTTATATCCCTCGCTATCTGCGTGGAAAACATATATTGCAGCTCCCTTTTTAGAATGCTCGTACATCCTTGCAAAAGAATCAATTAGAAACTGTAAAAACTGCGAATCATTCATTTTGTCATTCTGTATTTTTAGTTTTTCATTTGTACCACCCTGATAATCAACATTATATGGGGGATCGGTAAGCACTAAGTCAGCTTCGTGTTCGTTCATAAGTTTTGAAACGTCTTCGCTGCATGTGCTATCACCACAAATTAGACGATGCTTACCAAGTTGCCAAACATCTCCTTTATTGGTAATTGGCGTTTTAATTTCTTCAAGTGCCGCTTCTGTATCAAAGTCATCCTCTTTAGTATCAGGCTCGCCAAACAATTGATTTAGTTCTGCTATATCAAAACCCGTAAGCGAAACATCAAAATCACTTGCATCCAATTCCTTTAGTAGATCTGTTAATTGAGGAATGTCCCATTCGCCCGAAACCTTGTTGAGTGCCACGTTTAATGCCTTCTCTTTTTGCTCATCCATTTCAACAACAACGCATTCAATTTCAGTCTGTCCAGTTTCAATAAGAATTTTAAGCCTTTGATGACCGCCTACAACATTGCCTGTTTGCCTATTCCAAATAACAGGCTCAACATAGCCAAACTTCTCAATGGAGCGTTTCAACTTTTCATACTCCACATCTCCGGGCTTTAAATCTTTACGAGGATTATATTTTGCAGGCAGTAAAAGTTCTACCTTAATCTTTTCAATTTGCATATTTCTTTACCGCCTCTCTAAGTTCATCTGTTTTATTAGCCCATTCCCATGGCGCAAGACAATTGCTGAAATGACCATATACTGCTGTATCTGCATATTGTGCATCACGAAGTCTAAGTTTTGATATGATAACTGCCGGACTGAAATTGAATACTTCCAGCACAGCTTCACGAATAATCGAATCTTCATATCTGCCTGTGCCGAATGTATTAATATCTACAGCAACAGGAGCTGCCTTTCCGATAGCATATGAAATGCTAATCTCGCATTTTGATGCAAGAAGCGCTGATACAACATTTTTAGCAACATAGCGAGCCATGTATGCTCCGGAGCGGTCAACCTTTGTAGCATCTTTTCCTGAAAACGCTCCGCCACCATGAGATGCAAGACCACCATATGTGTCCACCATAAGCTTTCTACCAGTTAAACCTGTATCCGCCTCTAGTCCGCCCAAAACAAATCTGCCTGATGGGTTAACCAGGATTTCTGTTTTATCATCAAACGGAAAATCATCAAACGCATCCCACAGTACCCGTTGAACAATATCCTTTTTCAGTTCATCCTGTGATTTTTCAGCCATATGCTGTGTTGAAACTATAATTGTTTTCACCCTTTTAGGTTTGCCATCTTCATATTCAATGGTGACCTGTGCTTTACCGTCAGGCAAAAGACTAGACACAAGACCATCCTTTCTAACCTGTGTTAAGCGTTTTGTAATCTTATGTGCAAGCACCAAAGGCAAGGGAAGATACTCTCTTGTTTCATTGGTCGCATAACCGTATACAACTCCTTGGTCACCTGCTCCAAGGTCACCATACATTCCAGCATTGTCATATCTTGCTTCAAGTGCTGTATCTACTCCCGTTGCAATATCCTCGCTCTGTTTATGTACAAAAACTTTAATTCTGTATTTTTTTGGATTATATCCGACATCTCTTAATACTCTATAAACAATAGAAGGAATATCAATTTTTGATTTGCTGGTTATTTCGCCTGCAACTATAATTCTGCCTTTAGTTGCCAAAACCTCACAGGCAACACGGGAAAGCTTATCTTTTTTTAAGCAAGCGTCCAAAATACTGTCTGCTATAATATCGCACAACTTATCCGGATGTCCCTCTGTTACACTTTCTGCGGTTAAATACTTTTTATTTTTCATTTCGTATCTCCAATCATAATAATTTTTTACCACCACGGCGTACCGTTAATAAGCGTTCCATCACATCATCCTGGGGGTTTGCTCCTGCATATTCGGTTGTGCAGTTGTCTTTAACAATTTGATATATATCTGCCCAGAGCCTATTTGTTTGACTCATAAAGTTTTGGCTCATTGCAACATATGGACTTTGAATAGCATTTCCAGTGGTAGGATGCTTTGATAAAAATCCATAGGTTGTGATTGCTTCCTCGCATTGAAGCCATCTCGCAATACTCATTGAATACTGCTCAATTGACTGCGGATTAACATATTGAGCACAGCCTCTGTCACTAAGCCAGTTCCAAGTTGACTCATAAATCTCGGCAGCAATTAAAGTACTTCCATCCTTTTGAATTGCCGATAGCATATTGCGTGGTTTTGGCATTGTCTGCCCTGTTAGCTTTGCAGTATCCTTAAATTCAATAAATGTTAATTTTCTTTTACCGGGGTTACCATCGAGTATTTTATCTGCAAGGGGTTTCTTTTTCTGTCCTGAGCCTTGCCTTGATCCACCACGATTTGTTCCGTCCTTCGCCATTTTTTCACCTCGTCTTTATATTGTTTTATATACCACCTTTGAAAGCGCGTTTTCTTGCGTGAGGGGGGGCAACGGTCTTGTAAATATTACCATTTCAAGATAAATTGACCCCCACCTCCTGTCAACGGCTTAAAATCTATATGTATACACAATATTTCTGCCGAAGCCACCATCTCTTGAGGTATGCTTGCTGTGACAGCTCTTACACAGAGCCATAAGGTTGCTGTAATCATTTGTACCTCCATCACGCAACGGAACGATATGGTGCACCTCAGTAGCCTCTGTTGGTCGTCCTTTTTTCATGCATTCTACACACAAAGGATACGCTATTAAAAATCCCTTTCGTATTGCTTGCCACTTACTACCATAGTGACGTTCAGAAGAACTACCACGATCAATTTCATAAAATTTACTGTGTTTTTCACAATAATTTTTATATGTAAGGTTTGAGCATTTCGGGCTTTTGCAAGGTTTTGGTGGTTTATTTGGCACAATTTTCACCTTGCTTAACGCATCTACCAAACAGACACAAGAGCCTTTCATCGTTGATAACCGTGCCCCAAACACATTTATAACATTTGTGACTATGTAATTTATCCATAACTTCTTTAGTATTAACTCTCATCATCTTAACTCCTATTCATATTGATATACATAAAGGCACCCGCATTTAGTGAGTGCTTTTATATATTCTAGTTTATTTTATTCTTTCGCTTTGCCATTTCCGTAAGTTTTTTAATGGAGTTAAACTTAATTATGCTCCAGCATTTCCATTATCTTCTGAAAAAATTGTTACACTCGACCATTTACGTCCGTTTTTAATTGAATAGATATAGTGAATACTAATGCCAGTTTCCTCTGATATGTCAATTGGTTTAACGCCATCCCTTATTTTTTCTTTAACCGAAACAATTAATTCCCGGCTATATTTTGCATTGCCATTTCTCTCGCCAGTTTGAGCTTTCTTGAAATTATCTGTGTTCTCACTTGGGTTTCGCCTGGTTGTTTTATCCTGTTGCTTATTAATTACATTCTTACAATCTACATCGTTATAATAGTCAATGTACCATTTTTCAAGCATAGATAGTATATTATTGTTTGTATCAGATGCCAAAACTTGAATTATTTCAAATGTCAAATTGTTATTATCTTCATTCCAGCTATTCTGGAATTGAGGATATGTGTATGAGCCTGCTCTTAGTTTAGCTAAATGATTACTCCAGCGTTTATATATTTTGTTTGAGCTACCAATATAAACATCACCATGTTTATTTTGGATCTTATAGATGCCGCATACTTCTTTGCCATTATTATTTTTCATTTTATTAGCCATCCTTTATAATATATTTCAACCATTTATGCACAACAAAAAAAGCTAGGCGGTTGATTCCCTAGCGCTCAGAATAAGTGTTCCACTGTTGTGTGTAGCATAGTCTAACTATTTTTTATTAATTATTCTGAAATCTTATTTCCGTCGATTTTACCGTTTTTGAAAAATGCCTATTTACAAGGGTTTAGAGGGTATGCATTTCAAAAATTACAACTATAAAATTAGACTTTGCACACCCCTCAAACACGCATTATGCCTATATTATTAGAATATATTTTTCAAAAATTACAACTATGTATAACAAATGTATAATATGGGGGTACATATACAGCCCATATAAAGACTAAGCAATAAGAATATATCTATTACACATTATCCCCTTGTCCGAGTACACCTTTTCAATCTTCAATATCTGACTCTCGTGTAAGGAATTAATATATTTACTTATATTACCCTTATCCAAACCTAGCTCATTACTTAACGAATCATAAGTAACATTATTACCTTGCTTCAAATTCTTAACCAAGCATAAATACACTAAATATTCTTGTGAAGTAATTATTTTGTTAATCAATAATATGGTTGCGCTGTAATAAAATTGCGTATATCCAAATCCATAATTTTTAATGTTAATTAGCTTATAAAAATTACCTTTTTGGCTAATATACTTATTACTGACCAGTTCACTCAAAATCTTTTTAAGAGTATTATAACTTAGGCATGGCTTCTTAGTTTTCTTGGTAGTAATTTCTTTATTTATCTGCCCTAGCGCTAATCCTTGTTTATTTATATGTAATATAGATAATATTAAATAATGATTCCCAGACAACTTTCTCATAACCTTATTTTGTAATAAATGATTATCCATATTTAATTTTTTACTTGCAATATTAGATTTAACTTCTCCACATTTAATAGTTTCACATTGGTATCTGTCGCAATATTTACTCAACATTGCCTGATCCGCTTCATTTACAAGGGTACAGCCTAGTAATTTATAATCACTACACCAGTATTTCTTGAAATCCGCCATAACTTCTGTGTTATTTTTAGGTGGTCTGCAAATAGCATTCCAACCCTTAATAACTTGTAAAGCTTTACTTTCTGTGTAACCTTGTATATGTAAATATTTTGTAATTCTTCCTAAGGCAAAGTTTCTCTCACCCCGATTACAACCTTCAGCAAGCATTTTTTCAATACAATAATATTTAGAAAACTTATTATATTCTTGTGCAGGGTCTTGTGCCATATTTTCATCAATTGCTTGGTTAACCTTTTCCAATGATAAAACACTTTCAAGCTTAGCAAGTTTATATGGTCTAAATTTATTTGTAGTATAAGTATTATTAATTATATTTACAGGCTTGGGTTCATCTTGCTTGTGATTTAAGCTAGTCGGTATCCTTGCTATTTGTGTTGGCAATACTGCTTTCATATCCGCACCCAGAATAATTGATAATTGTTTGTTAATACTTGTGGCTCGCTTAATATCTGAAGTTGTTTGAATTGCTACATAGAGGTGATATCCGTTTCCAGAATCCACGATTGCATGATTAAATAGTTGTGGCAGCTTACGTTTTACATGACTTGTAAAATCATCTATTTTGTTATATTGCGGGTAATCCTTCTTGTCAAAATCAAAGAATAATACTTGCCTTCTATAAAGTTTATCCACAGTTCCACCATTATTGCCCTTGACTGTGGAAATAGAAATATATAAATCCCAATTAAATTTAAACTTATTAACAATATCCTGAAGATCATCAAATGCATCTATATAAAATACTTTTTGATTTTCTGTGGGTTTCCCTTTATCACGTAATGCAACTATTCTTACAAATTCATTTTCCCTTAAAGATGGTACTAAGAGATTATAATAATCTCTTAGTTTGTTATTTCCATTCATCTATTCATCACGTTTCTCCTCTCTTTTGTATTTTTTACCTAAATTTTAGTACTATTTTACATTGCAAAAAATATTAATAGATTTAAAACTTTTTGTTGACAAATTATAAAAAGTGTAGTATATTATAATCATAGATATAATTATGCACTTTTTTAATAATAAAAAACAAGAAAAGAGTTGTGTGCTTCTTCGCTTACACAACGGTTATTTGTGATACTTGCATTTTAAATAATTAAATAATTTAAATAAATCATTTTTTGTCAGTTCTTTTCTATCGTGCCGAAAGTGACTTATAATAGTTTCATCAATATTTAATTGCTTTGCTACGTGACGCGCCTTAATTCCGTAACACTCTAAATATTCATTTAGGATGTTTTTAACTTCTTTTTGTTCCACCGTTATCAAACCTTTCTTCAAACAATTACACGCAACGGTGCAGAGCAGAAAATCATTTTCACCCTGTTCAAAGCTTGTAAGTTACTATTTATTATTGTGTTATCAAGAAAACTTGAAAGATTATTCCTTGTTTTCTCTCCCCTATATGTCTTTCCAACTTATTTTACTAAACGCCCGAAAATGCAGTAAATATAAGGGTTTAAAGGCTATATCGTTTGAAACCGAACATGCTAATTTACGTTTTTTTATTACATACATACAGCCAATCAAGCAACATTTTTTGATTTTGCGTAGATTTTTTGCTTATTTCTTCGCATTAATTCACGTGAACACGCTTCACAACAAGTTTTCGCATTACCACTCTTAATAAATTCAGCTCCACATATTTCGCATAAACCCACTGGATTTCCTTCGAATTTTTCCAAATATAAAATCGGTTTCCACACATTTTTCACTTCAAATATGGTATCGTCAGCATTCATTGTTACAAGTGAAATTGTCATTTTCTTTTTACTATTTAAAATTGTGATTAACTTGCTCGCTTGCAGTCTTTCAATCGCCTGGCTAAATGTTGTAGTACCAGCAAGCTGATTAATAGTATGTGCATTTATTTTATACTTTTTATTTTTGCCATTACCCTTGCTAATAACAAGCTTATTTTCATATGCTTTGCACAAGCACATAAGTACATAGTATATTAACCTGTCATTTTTGTATTTTGGTTTAAAACCATTTATCTTTTCCATATCTTTTGCTGTAATATTAGCCGTCTTTGGAGTATCCAATTCAGCGATACGAGGCTTAATGGCATCATACTGTTGCTTATTTTCCCTTGAATATGCTAATCTTGGTCTTGATTTCACTTCTCTATCGCCATTAAGATTAAACTTCAAATTTTTCACCAGAACATCACCAAAACAGTTCCACAGAATGTTCCTTTGTTTTTTATTACGATTGCAGGGTTGCAAATATTCTATATCTACAAATGCATTAACTAACAAGTTTATATTTCCATTGTAAATTTTTAGCAACTCTTCCTTGCAATACTGATAATGAATATCAAACTTTGCTTTAAATTCATCGTTCTTGTTCTTTTCTTCATTAAATTTTGTGGCTAAATGGTTAATTTTTCTTTCCCAAATAAACAAAGCCTTTTGCAACTTATTATATTTTACCAAATCTCTTCTAACTTCATACCCAATACTGTGATTCTGTAACTTAGCACCATCAAACTTATTTTCGTTATTTCCAAAAGGTTTGTACCTTAAATTATTCGTATTACTTTTTATGTGTATGCTGATTCTGTTAACAACACTATTATTTGAAGGTTTACATTTCTTACTATTCTTATTTTTTGCATACTGAAAAAAATACGGGGGTTTTTGCTTTTCTAATACACCAAGTTCTTCTTGCATTGCTGAGGTCAACTCAATATTTTGACCTGTTTTAGGATAGTCTATTGTAAAATTGTTATACATTTGCAAAAGTTTTATTCGCTCTAAGTCAATTTTTACATCATCACTATTCCACAACTTTGTTATTGAATTAGAAATTATTCCAATGTTATTATTCTCAAATCCACATTTCAGGGTTTCGTATATGTTTTCTGGATTCACTTGTTTAGCTGGCGCTTTATACATTTCATAGTATAATGGCACACACGGCCTAACTAAATCAATAAGTGCCTTAGATGTTGTAATTAGGCACTCGTCACCATCTACATCACACATCAATGTTCGTTGAGCAAGGTCATGTGTAGATACAACAGTATCGTGACCTACAAACCATTTTTCGCATTTACTATCTTTAATAAATTCCCTTATACAATGCTCATTATACAGATGTGGGCTTCGAAGTAAATCGCATTTAGCTACATCTTTATCATTATAAAAGCCGTTATAAACTTTACCATTAGGTATAAGTCCGCCAGGAACTTTTATTCCCTGAAACACTCTTTCGCACAAAGCATATAAATCTGGGCATATGTAGGAATAAAATCCATCTACTATTATTTTCCCTGCCATGGCCGCCCTTCTATAACTTGCAACCGTCTTCCTAACCTGTGTCTCAATATGTGAATCATGTAATAATTCAGGATAAATTAACAATGCTTCTTGTAATGGTTTTAAGTCTTTATTATCTGCAATCGCACCTAAAATCCTCATCATATCTTCTGGATTAACGTACAGAGCCTTAATCTTATTAACAGTAACATTACATAATTCTGCAATCTTTTTATCAGTTAACTTATCCCTATCTAAAGTTTGCAAATACTGGTAAGCTGTTTCTTTTTGTTCGGAATGTTCGTTCGATTCATTTAGGATTGATAACTTTAAATTATTTTTCTTAAATTGCGTCTTGTAATCATTCCAACTATCGTAATATTTCCACATTTTAAACTGGCTCTTTGTAAGAATAATTTGTATATCTTCCTCTACAATGTCGTGCTCAGAACCATATATATCTTTTATTTTAGTGTTTTCGGCGACTTCTAAAGAAAACTTTTTAAAGTCGAATGGAAATAAAGCACCCTTAATCCAACTGCCGCGAATTTGGCAGCTGGCGTTCAATACACCAGGTAAAACCATTCCTGCACCATCACAGTGATTTACTGGAACGGGCATTTCTTTAATTTCAGTTATAAATGTTTTTGTATCAATGCATTCAACCGTTTCAACAACTTCAGTCTCAAAATCATCTACAACTATTACCCTGTCAATATCAATATCAATAGGTAGGCTACTTGTCATTGTTAGCCCTTTATACGCAAGATATTTGCCTGTATTTACACCCTTTTCAGCTGATTCGTTTATTAATTCATCTGTTAAACCATTCATTATAGCACTTTCTTTTTCCTTAATTACTTCGCAATCTATAAAGGTGCAGCATTTATTTCTTACTTGCCCACTTGTAGCAGTGAAAAATTCATAGCTTTTCCCGCCACACATAAATCCATTTTTAATTATTTGCTCTAATATTTCTATATGATATATTTCAATATACATAATTTCCTTAACAAGTGTGTGACTTGGCAAATCAGTTTTTCTTATAATTCTCAGCAAATCACTGTCAAATACTAAAATTTCGTTAACTGCAACCATAGCTTCAGGGTTAACAATTCTCTTATTTTTATTTTGCGCCAATATTTTATTAAATTCTTTTAGAGTTTTATTATCCCTATGTTCATTGTACAACCTATTTTCTTCTTCTGTAAATAAATCAAACGTATTTAACTTAAATATATTGTATTGTTTTAATCCACTCTGCTTAGCAGGGACTATTTTAGTAGCACAATTCAATTCCGTATACCCGTTAGTAATTTTAGACTCAATTTTTAGTTTATTATTAAATTTCTCCGTAAAATCATCTGCCATATATCTAATTTCCTCCTATAATTATATTTTAAAGGATGGCGCATAATGCGCCATCCCATATTGCGTTAACTTCAGTCCATTTTTGGCATAGCTTTGTACTCTATGCCGTCTAGCATACTACCTGTTGCTTTTTTGTTAGTTCCACCCCACTGCTTGAAGTAGAATGCAACTTTATATTTTTCTGCTAAACCTTTTAATTCTATAACCCAATCCTTTTCCATTGCCCTTGAGTGAGGACCAGATTCTCCTCCAACAATAAGCCAGTTGATCCCTCTCAAGTCTACTGGCCCCAACGATTCCAATAATGGTTCCGCTGATATGAACTTCATTTTTGCACCAGTACTTGTTAAGTCCTTGATTCTATACGTTGTTTCAACATTTTCAACGCTCACACCCATCCAAATATTTGGTGTCCAATTAATCTTGTCGCTTAGTTTAGCTAAACGATCTGTTCTTTTTGTAAGCACTTGGAAAATATGCCAATTGGCTTCGTTCATTGTCTTAAATATTTTAAGAATAACTTCGTCTGGAACGTCATCGTGAAATAGATCACTCATCGAATTTACGAAAACCATTTGTGGTTTCTTCCACAATAGTGGTACATCAATTAAGTCTTCATGGACGGTAACATCAAAACCATTTATGTATCTAGGATTTCCCATTAGTTTTAACCTTGACGCCATTCTTTCAGCATAGCAATTTTTGCAACCTACTGATAATTTCGTGCAACCAGTAACTGGATTCCATACAATCTCTGTCCATTCAATTTTTGTTTTGTGCGTAGTACTACTTGCTTTTTTCATATCTTTTTTCATAATTTAATCTCCTTTAATAGTTTTATCCCTGCTGCATTATAATTTACAACAGTTCTTGTACTGCAATCTACGCTGATTGCAGTAAGGACATCTGCCAGTCCTTAGTCTATCTCTTGATCGTGGCATTCGGTGTCACTTTTTTCGATTTTGTCTAAATTTTTGCATTTAAGTTCCGAGGGTTGATTTCTTTCTTCCCAACATCCACAGGACAGAAGTTAGAATGTTGAGTACCATTTTTGAAAAAGTATTTTTTTCAGCTTTACCCTCTGATATACACAGGACACTAGAGGGCGTTATGAGTACCTAAATCAGTTAAAATTTTTCAGGCGGTCATGTAACTTTGCGAAAAGCTTGGTTTTCCTTTTATTAATGGCTTTCTGTGACAGACAAATTTCGGTGGCTATTTCCCGCTCGGATTTGCCGATGCTGAAAAGCTCCATAATCCTGCGATTATCAGGATCAAATTTTTCCAAAGTTGCGTAAAGCTCTTCAAGAAGAATCTTGTTCACGACATATTCAGCCAGGTCGACTGTATCTTCGACCTCGAACCCCTCAACAATGAACTTGTCTAGCGAAAGAACACTGCCTATGCGCTTATTGTCACACTTATTGCAATCTTCATCGCAACGTTTTGTCCCGCCTTTGCCATTGCTGATATTGCAACGTCTTTCACGTTCTTTGCGTTTGCGTTCCGCCCATACTGGACGCATATAGGCACGGTAGACTTCTTCTGTTACGAGGATTTTCTGTTCATTGATTACGATATAAGGTTGTTGATTTTCCATAATTGACTCCTTTGATTTTCGATTTTTTTGTAATGCGCTACAGAACTGTGAATAATTTAGCGCTTGTACCGCAAACAAGCGGCAATATAACCTGTATTGGTGATGAGAGATGGTATTAGAAAACCATACCTCTTTTCCTCATTAGATTGACTTTTGAGAAAATCTGCATTATAATAATTTGGTATAAATAACTTTAAATTACTTCCGCAAACGGGAAATAAAAAAAGCCACTATGATCTCTCATAAGGCTAGTAAATAGTCCATAGTGTTAAGCGTCAATTGTTGTTAGGGTTAATAGAGTCAATAGCGTTACTAAATTTCAACGGAGGCAAAATTATGGCAAACAAATATCCCCACCTTTGTGGTGGTACATTCTTTACTCTTGTACTGCAAGCCTTAAAACAGCGGACAAGTGCCCGCCAGCGTAGCGCAGGCGTTCATGATAATTTATCAGAAACAGATGTACTTATCGGTTTAATTCGGGTCATTTACCCAGAGTTTCTGGAACCGCCGAAATCAACTTTCAAGACTAATACTTCTGATTACAAAAAGTGCAAAATATCATCTGGAACTTATTTGCCGTTTGGCGAACCCGCAACGATATTGGCTTTTGACGAACGCGTAAAAAGAGACTATCAATCGGCATTCACATCTATGTGCGGTTTTGTGGATACTTTTATAGAAGTAGGAACAGTCATCGGCAAGGATGTACGTCTTGTAAAGGCACTGATTGAACTTAT